GACATATTTATTAAAAAAGCTTTTAATATTATATTGTGATGCAGGAACCTCTGGTTTTAGCGGTTCTTTTGTTTCACCCGTCGCTGAAGCAAATATTTGCGGGACGGTTACTGCCCTACTGGTAATGGCAGGTGTCGTTAAATCTGGCTTTTCAGTTGAGCTGGGGTCAGGAGTCGGGGCAATCGCACTATGGAATCCATTGACATCTTTTATATCGTCCGGTAGTTTAAATCCGTGTGAAGTTAGAGAATCATAAAGGGCAGAACGTCTTTTCTCGTCTGACATCGCATTTGTGAAGGCGTTGCCATCCACTATATCCTCCGGTAAAGTATATCCGGAGTTTTTTAGTGCGTCATAAAGCTTTACTGCCCTTTGCTGTACCACTAAAACTTCAGTTCCTTAACGCCTGTTTCTACCGTGTTTTGGTCAAATTTTGCTTGAAGTTTAGCTCCAAATTTTTGTTGTTCTGATAATCGAGATTCAGCCTCTTCATATTCTGCCCACTTTTGAGAGAATTTAGTTGAGTCCACCCCTGCTTTCGGTGTATAATTACCTTTTTTATCAATATCACCCATTTTATTTATTTCTGATTTAAGGGTATTCACTCTCGCCTGAATTTTCGATATTAATTCTTGATTATTCTTATATGTTTGACGGTTTTTATCTGGGTTAAAAGGAGGTTTCTTTAGTTCTTTTTTTCTTTTCTCCTCACCAATTCTCCTCGCCCTGTCTCCTTCAGGTTCATATTTGGACTTACCGCCTAAGTCTTTATTCACCCTTGCTGAGTCAACATACGATGCGTTCATATCCTTAATGTTCATATAAGAATCGAATAGCCGTTTATCCTTAGAGGTGTTTTCACGATCAGTTGCACGAAACTGCGCTTCCATAGCTTTATTATAGTCTTCGGCTGTGTATTTCCGGGGTTGGTCTGCTTTCCATTTTGCTAATCTTTCTTCCCCTGCTTTGACTTTAGCAAGCGTTTCCTGAGAAGGTTTCTTCTTCTTTAGCTTCTTTTTTTCTTGTGTTTGTATTTCTTTAGCCATCACTTACCTTTTAAGCTTCCGACTATAACCGCTTCGTTCCTCGCATTCATATAAAAGACCTGACCATATTTGTTCATTTGCAATTCTGCGCCCGGAGGCATTGCTTTACCACCTTCGTTAAAGTTAACGTCAGCCGGGTTAATTGTACCAGCACCAGCAGAACCAGATTGATATACTTGCCCAGATGCGCCAGTGCTCTTTGCCACCTTTGCCTGCTCTGTAGCGTCAATTTTATCCTTATAAGCCCCATAAGCCCCTATACCGCCTTCAATCGCTCCGAAAGTGTCTTGAACGGCTCCCTGCCTATTATTATAGTCTGCCATAGCTTCAGCTTGGTTGAGCTTCGTTTGTTGCTGACCGTATGCTCCAAGTGAATCTTGGGCTGTTGTTTTACTCAGCATATTTTTCATATCAATTCCTTCACGAGCCTTGGCAATAGTTCTCAGAACATCTGAATCTGCACGAGCTTGGGATGTATCTGCTACGGCGGAGTTTTGCATTCCACGATTAAGAAGACTGCCTTGCCTTTGAGCAGTTTGTTCGTTTGCCGTGTCGTATGCGGTACTTGAGTAAGATGAGGTCATTTTATCTATCATTTCCGGGGAAAATTGCCCCTCCTGTGACCTGCGCTTCAATTCTTTTACATAGGCTATTTCTTCAGGGCTTTTTTGCCTTTTAGGTGCCTTTCCCCACAACCCAAGTGCTTTCCCACCTGAATATATTCCTTTACCCACGAACATGGCGGTCATAGGGTCAAAGGCTAACTGGAGCTCTCCTCCCCCTGTCTGGTTAAATGCTACCCACGTTGCCCCCATAAGTGAGAGCCCTATTGCTTGTAAAATGTTATCTTTCATTAGTGATGTCCTTCCAGAGTTGTAACTCTGCTTTTTAGTGAAGTTATGTCTGAGTCCAAAGACGTATCCTTACTCTGTAGAGTGCTGATGTCTGATTCCACAGATGTATCTTTTCCCTGCAATGCGCTTATATCTGCCCTCAGTGTTTTTACTTCAGTTTTCAAATCGTTAATAAGTTTTTTAGTAATATCTAATTCTTTATCTACTCCGTTATCTGTTTCACTACCCATCTTTAACCGCCCCGTCGGTAACAAACTCCAGCTTATTTATCTCGACGCTATTTGTTGATGCTCCCGTTGAAATTTGTACGGACATATACTTTGCCCTGCGACCTACCCTTAGTGAGTCCCATTTTTTATGACCGTAATAAACCTTTGCTCCAGAGGAATGTGCGTTATTCTGGGTGTTATTCTCTCCACGAGCCACCTTTAATTGGGTGGTGCAGATAATAGAGATGTTATCCCATTCTGTATAATCCCCTTCATCCTGACCGCCTGTATCATGTAATAAAATATAATGAGTTATTTGGGTTGATGTAAATGTAAAGTCAAAAGCTGTGTCAGAAGTCATTGTTGGTGAAACGCCAGCATAAACAACGCCTGAACCAAAAGAAGACATATTTGCTATCGCAACTTTCCCCTCGTCGGCTGACCCTTTTATAAAATTTCCAGTTACTCTATACACTTTACCTACAACCGTTGTGAATCCTTGAAATGCACGAGCATGAGGTACTGGGCTCCCTGCTATTGCAGTCATTCTAAGCTTATTGCTTGAAACAGACAAGGTCGCAGTTGAATCTGAATCCCAGCTTGTAGTATCGGTATCAAAAGTACCATTAGTGACTAAATCTTGTACTGACATTATTTCTTTGTCCACGAGAATTTTATCAAGTGAGGTAATTTTTGATGTATCTGTCACGTCTAATGTTGTGTCTGAGTCAGTAGCAGAAGAAGATAACGTCGCTCCAGTCTCCCCGTTCTTTGGCATAGTCCCTGTCCATACCGGGCTATCGCTGTCACCATCCGCATAAATATTAACGCTTACATCGTCACTGCTGTCATATCGAGCATTTAATCGTCTAACTAAGACGTTTTTTGACAAATCAGACAGAGAGAACCAGCCAGTCTTTCTTATTGTGGAGAAAGACTCTGTTCCCGCAGAATTGAATTTAGATACGCTCACGTCAGCCATCTACTTTCACCTCAAGGCTCGCTATGGTTGTATTGTAGTTCGCTGTTGCGCCTGTTAGTAATTCTACCATAAAATATTTTGCTCGTCTTCCTACCCTGTACGATTTATTAAACAATTCCTCCCCTGTCTGGGATGGTGCTGTTTTTGTAAACACAGGGTTAACTTCGTCTCCATCGGCGTATATATTCACCGTTATCGGGTCTTCTGAGCTATATCTTAGCGATATGTCCCTTAAAATAGAGTTATTATTTAGATCAGATGCCTTAAGCCAACCGCTTTTACGCAAAATACCGAAGGACTCCGTTCCTGACGGGTCAAACTTATGTAGTTCTAAGCCTTTTAATACTTGTGCGCTAAAGTCTTCTGTAAAGGCAGAAAAATCTCCGGGCTCTGATAAATAGAGGTCTCCGGGCTCTTCCTCGGTAATCGCAATAGTTTCCGATATAATATGTTTCCAGAGCTTCTGGGCGGTTGAAATGGAATCCTCTGATACGTTGGCTGTATCCGGTATAATATGTTTCCATAGCTTTTGTGATTCCCCGAGAGAATCCTCTGATAAATTAGCCGTATCTGGGACGATATGCTTCCATAACTTTAGAGCGGAAGTAGGAGTATCTTCGCTTATATTTGCGTTATCGCCGGGTTCCTCTTGGAATTTCCATTGGTGAGATGTATCAGCCGTAGGCGTGGATTCGCTTATGTTCGCATCGTCACCTACAACATATTTCCACGGCTTTGTAGAGGAAGTTGGTGTTGATTCGCTAATATTAGCACTATCGCTTGCGGTTTCTACAAATTTCCACCGAGTAGTTGAGGAGGTTGGGGTGTCTTCAGATAAATTGGCTGTATCGGTAGGCGTTTGAGTGAATGAAGCACTCGTAATAGAAATAGAGCTATTGCTCCTGTCTGTAACGGTTGAATCGGAAGTTTTTCTAACCCATATATAAATACTGGTACCAGATAAAGAAGAGGGTACATTCCATGAGAAAGACGAACCGCTTTGGTTAACGAGAATATTATTCGTAGTGGCGAAGGTTGTTCCAGCCGTCCAATACAGGTCAATATTTTCGGTAAAGTTGCTCTTAGTCCAGCTTATTGTTATGCTCTGATTATGAGCATAAGAACCTGAGTTTGGAGAATCCAGTGTAACCGAAGACGCATCAGCAATCGTAAAATTCCCGGAAACTGCTGATACATTAAAAGCCATTAATTACCAACCTCATCGTAATTGCCTACAATCTGGATTTGATAGTCGGAAGCAGTGTCAAGCGAATTGGAGGGTGTATACGAATAACTTCTTGATGCTCCCGATACAGGATATGCTATTGTAGCCTCCGTTGCCCCATTCTTTAATAAATAAATACCAAAGTTATTCCAAGTTATTAAACCTCCACTAACCGACCACGAGATTGTGTAAGATACATCTTTGTACCACGTTGCGCCTGTTGACGGCGAGGTGACTGTTATGCCTCCGTGTGACATACTAACCTATGGTTATACTCCACTCTGCCCGAACTAAATCGCCGGGAGCTAAAGCAAAAGCTGTAGCAGTGTAACTTGCGTATGGGTCTGCAAAGCCTTCGTCCGTGCCAGCATTCTGATAGCCTGTAACCGCTGTCCAATCAACGCCAACCTCAAAAGCAGTCACGCTTGAAGCGTTAGATGCCCCCGATGGATAGACAGCTTGACCAATAAAATCAATTCTATTTCCCGGAGACGATGGTACATTGGCATGGCTATCGCCACTCTCTTTTGTATGTAACATTAAATTTGTATTGTACTCGTAAGTTGCGCTCTCTCCGGGGTCAGCAACATTAACTTGGTCTATATTTACTCCAGTATCCACGGCAATGCCGTTTTTCCCTGATTGAGCAGAAGATACAGCAGAGGTTAGGTTATACGTCAAATGATAAGCCGAATTTCCCGATGAACTTTTCAAAAAATTCCGTATGCCCGACAGTAACGCCGTATCCACCGCATTGTCTCCTTCGTCAGTAAAGGTAGGCTCCTTCCTTTCTACATCTTCCGGGTGAAACACTTGAACCTTCACTCTACCGTGAATGTGGAAGGGCGATGTTGTTTTTTTAATAATTATCATGCGTCTGCTATCCTTAATGTCCATGTTAGATCAAGTTGATACCCATTAGACAGTGATATGTTAGTAGTAACGTCTGAGTAGTCAACATCAAACTTATTAGATGTGCCATTCCAACTATTGCCTAAATAGGCTTTGGTGATGGTATAATTTGCGCTGGCTCTAATCCGAGAAACTATTGTAAACCCGACCCCAGATGATGAATTATTAACAGAAATCGTGTCCATTTCATAATAACTGCTTCCGGCATACACTACAATCCCAGAACTGCCTACAGTGGGTGAACTAAATTCATCGTCATCAAATGGGGTTTCCTGAATCCCGACATTCGCAATAGCACTGCCCATTCCTTCTGCGCATTTTTTCTTTAACTCTAAATTGATAGTGTTTTGTTTTTCGCCCACATGGACTATCGTTCCATCCGGTTTTTTGATGGTAACTGCTACCACCCCAGCAATAGGTATTTTATCTATCATGATTGGTTCTTTACTGTAAAAATGTCCATGTTTTCATCTACTGCGAATAAGTCGACAGTATCGCTCCCCATGTCCAGTTTGTTCCACACTTCCGCTCCGGCTTTTAAAGCATTAATATTTAGTGTGTAAATATACCGTTTTTCGTCCCCAAATATGCATAATATTTGCCTTTTCTTAGGGTCATAGGTAAAGCGGGAGTTTTCTAAATTACTCGCCCCTTGGTAGATGTCTTTAATTTTTTCTGTTATAGGAAGAGGTACAAAGTTAGAGCCAAGCCTATAAGCATGGTCACTACCCGCAAAAAATGTTGACCCCTCCACTTGGATGATGGAATCAGTCGCAACACAGCCAATAGTCTCGTGAGACTCTAATATGTCCCAGCTTGTAATGTCTGTAGTGGGTGTAATGAGCCTATACGTGCCTTTTTCCAAAAAGACGGACATTGACCCGGCTGTTCGCTTAGAACCCGTTATTTTGCCCCCCTGAGAGTCTTTAATCTCCATATAATTGGCAATAGGAAGAATGTCCGGCTTGCCTACTTCACTAAATATTAACCAATCAGGATGGTCTTCTTTTTCTTCGGCTAAGAGCCTTACGTCTCCCGCAAATAGACGACCACCTACATAAGAGGCGTTTGTGTAGTTTACTCCAATGTATTTATCGCTCGCTAATGGGTGATAACCTTTATCTAATAGACTTGAATCGGTAAATTTTAAAGTAGCTTCTGTCCCCGTATAAGTCCATAGCCATGCCCCAAAAGTCAAGGATTGGGATGCCCCTGCGGTTGTCGTGTCGTTAATAGATATTGATTTAGTGTCGTTTCCAATAATAACAGACTCTTTATCCGTTGGATATTCTATACGCTTTCCCAAGTGCTCTGATTGTTTGTAATCTGCTCCTGATACATAAAAAGTTTTCTGCCCACCGCTTCCAGCCCCCGTATAAGACGAGCCACCGCTGACTGTCCAAGTGTCAGTATTAGATTCGTGGTTGTCCCAATATTTTATGCTGTATGTATATCCCTTATCTACGTTATCCGGCACGGTCTGACTTGGAATGGTGAATAATCCGTTTGAAAAAGTGGAAACGTAATAACGGGTTGAGCTCCCCTCGAATACGATCTCAGCGTGCTGTTTTTCAGGGTCAGTCTGTCCCGTTCCCCAATCTATCCCGGGATGCGCTGTGTCGTGTTCGGCATAGGTTACATTAGACGTAAAATCTGCGTGCAAAGCTCCTGAATCAAAAAATTTATTCTCCATCGAAGCCCCCGTCGCCGTTTCCTTCTCATCGGTAGAGACTGTTGATACCGTTAAGCACTTTTTATACAATGCGTTATCGTCTGCATTTGTAGCGGATTTTTGCCTGTAAATATTGATTGCTGTGATACGTGGGTTCCAATTTGTCGAAGCCGTACTGAATTTCATTACAATGTCGTTTCTGCTTGTTCCGTCGGTGTTTGTAATATTAATACTGGTCTTACTGTCGGGTAAAAGAGCCTCTTGATTTCCGTCAAAAACTGGCACTGCTTTGTAAAAGTACCAACCTGCCCCCTTCGTTCCGCCTGTGGTAACCGTAGAAATTGAGTTATAATCCCATATCGTGGGAAGGCGTGGAGTCACGATGTCATAAAAATATTTTCCGTTATATGTCGTGTATTGGTCGTCAAAGAATTTTCTTTTTAGATACTGGAGTACACCCGGTTTTTGCTCTAACCCGTTAGCAAACCGCAATTGAATCCCGAAGTGAATGATCTGTATATTGGCGGGGATGTCCTCTGCCGGTGCAAACGTATTGACGATTTCAGGTGAACCAAAAGTGGCATTATATACGATAATTTCCCCTGTATTTGAACTATATGCTACCCAGACAGGCGTATCTATGTCGGGATTACTCCATTTAATTAGTTGGGAGAAGTTCTTTCCCGTCAATCCAGAAACTACAGATGTTCTGCCGTTTCGCTTAGATATGCGCCCCAGTACGTCTATATCAAGGTTTGAGGACTCAACCGCTGATTCTTTTGATATATCTTCGCTGTCGGCGTTAGTGTGTAGTCCTCCAGCGAATACAGGAATAGATACGGTAGGCATTTATGCACCTTCCCAAGATACTATCTGCCCGTCTATTTCGTCTACGATATTCGATAGCCCCCCGGTTTGACGAAACTCAAACTCTGAAAATACTTGATTCCTGTTTGCGTAATACCGTTGGAGCTGTCTGTCACTTCGCTGTGTTTCGCCCTCGTCTTCGTAAATCATAGCTTTAGCGTATTCCATTAAAAAATGGTGGTATGCGGAAGGGATAACTGGAGAGTCACCCGCTTTAGCGTGATCTATTAAGTTTCCGTTAGCGACAGCTTTAGCCCCTAACCCTAAGTCTTCCCAAGCTGTGGTGATGTCTTCCCAGTCTTCATCTGCTAAAGTTTCCCACATATCTGTGTTTTCATTGGTAGTTACCAGTACCTCATCGTTGGCGAAAGTGGTCTGATTTTGTGGGAACACGAGGTCGGTTAAAATCAGAATACCCTTTAAATTGTCGTTTATATCTTCTACTACCGTTGCGGTAACGCCGGACGTTCTGCCTAATAACTCATCCCCGGCACGAAACATTCCAGTCGTGAGTCCATCGTAATGTAATTTTTTATATGCGGTAGCCGAATCGGTAAGCGTCCCCGGTTTAGCTTTGTACTTAAACGCCATTAATCCGCCAGTATCGGGGACAGGAACGAAGATTAAATCCATTCCATCAATAAAATATTCTTTAGGGAGTCCCGTTTCGTAGGTAGAATCGGTCATTCGCCGTGACCTAACCCCAATTTGAGGATTATATTTAATTACATCGCCTCTATACTCAATTTGCCCTTGGATTGATATAAAGTCCGAAGGTAGGGGTATCTTTGCCTGCTTTGCGTCCACGTAAACAACTCGGTTGCGTTCATAACAGCCAGTATGGTACGCAAAATCTTCTTGCGCTAATTCAAGATATTTTAATGCACGGGACTTTAAGCCTTCTAAGGTAGAGGGAAAAGCGACTGATACCCGGTCTTGTAATTCAGACCAAAGCATCGTCTAAACTCTATTCTTTGTGCCTAAACCCTTGGGTGCTTCCGAAGGATAGCGGGCGTTTAACGCTTCAATCTGCCCCATAGCGGAGGCAGAAGCCGACGTTGCTCTGTCGTTCTTAGCATCCATCTTCCATAACTGTGATTCAGCAAAGTCTAATATTATTTCATGCAGAGCCACGTTTAAGTCTGCTTCGTTTGCGTCAGCACCAATAGCTGTGGGTTCTTTTAAGTACCACACATCAATCGTATCAGTGGTGCTCGGTGAAACGTAAATTTTCTGACCATGAGTGTAAGCAACGGGATTGTTCGTCCCCCCGGCTAAGTAGCTGTTTTCAAGCCGTTTAGCGTCTTTTGCTTCAATCATAGAGCAAAAAAGGTCATTAGTTTCATCGTAGATAGCTGTAATGCCGTTTCGTATTGGGCTTCCTTCTGAATAACTACCGTTACCGGGATTTGATACTGTAATAGAGCCTATTGTATTCGCAGACTTAGTTACAGTCAAAGTTGCGTTTGCTCCACCTCCGCCAGAAATCGTTGCCGTTGGAGTGTTAGCATAAGCACTTCCGGGTGCTGTCACTGTTACAGCGACGACATATCCGCCACGGATTACAGGTACGGCTGTTGCGCCTGAACCAGAACCGTTGCCTGCTATTACTACACTTGTTGTGCTAAACACAGATGAATAGTCCACTACACCGTTGGAAATAGAAACATCGTTCTGTATAGACTCTAATTCGTCTAAATAGGCGTTGTGGATTAAGTTCACCACTGTCTTTTGTGCGACGTTAAGAACGTCAATTTTCATGGTCTGTGTGAAATTTTCCTGTGAAGGGTCTTCCATCCGCATCCCAAGCTGAGAGATCATTTCGTTGCCTGTCATGGCAAGCTCCTTTAATTAATAGCGTCCAGCCCCCGAATAAACGAGGGCTGAATACTATGGTTTGATCGAATTACGAATTAGCTCGCTCGAGTAACTAACTTGTATGCTGACGCACCTGCTCCGGCTACTGCCGTTTGGAAATACATATTTCCATTAGCTGAATCAACATAGATACTGCCTTTCGGCGAATCTTTCAATGTAGTTGTTGCGGGAGTTCCACTTCCAACGATTAACCATATCCCGCCTATAACGTGATACGAGAAATCATCTTCACTTAACGGATTAACCCCACCCATTTGAGCTTTATTCGCTTGAACTTGTGTTATTGCCATTTTTTATCTCTCCTTAACTTAAGCTAAGAGCGTTAGCTGGAATACCAGTCACCACGCCTTGATAAGCTCGGTTAGAACAAGTAAAAGCACCATGCCAGTCCAATTCAGCAACAAAGACGTGTTGTCCAGTTGTTGCTCTGCGGAATGGAGTGAACTTGAAGTTCGAGTCGGGGTGATGTCTGAAATGGAGATAATTCTCATTCAGAAAATACATCTGTCCGGCTGGAACGTGAGTGTCCACTACCATATTCGCACCACGGAAACTAAGCAGTTCAAAACCGCCGTCCACCTTACGCTTATCTTCGTAACGATTCTGCGTGTGAAGCATACGTTCGTATGTGTCGAAAATATCTTGGGTGGTCACTATCATTGTCGGATGTTCGACATCGTTAGTGAGTTTACCGTACATGAAACGAACTATATTCTCAATGTAATTATCATTGCCAGCCGTTGTAAGGTTAGCGTATGTAACACCACCGCCAATGGCGAGCTTTTTAGACTTCCACCATGCGTTTGCGGTTGTTGATGCGTCAATACCGCCAACAGTTCCGGTTGTTGCAGTAATAATATCATAGAGAGTCGCTGGTTCATTTGCAGATGAGGCACTGTCTTTGAAAAGCAGTTGCCCAAATCCACGCTTAAACCGACGGGATAGGTTCTTTGATTTAACTTCAACGAGGTCAAGAAGTGCTTCTTTCCCTGCGTTCTTTATCTTCATATCCATCTCTGAAAGAGCAATCGTCCCATTCAGCCATTTCCAGTCATAGAAGGCTGATGTGGCAATTTCTTTCGGGGAATATGTCACAGCATCGTATTCAGCGAGCCATGCAATATCTTCTTCACCATATTCGAGTGGTTGTTTAATTTTTTCTCCACCACTGGTTGGCTTGGATTTACCCAAAAGGCGTTTTGCCAAGTAATTGGAATAGATTACCTGATTTACCAGAGAAGGTATTAGATGGTCACGGGTCACAGCATTAAGCGTGTCCAGTGTTCTTGTAATAGTTGCCATTTAATAGCTCCTGTATGTTTTAATTAGTTGTCATGAGGGAGTCCCAGTCTTTGCTGGCTCTTGATCTCGCCTCGTCCCAGTCACGTGGTTTCTTTTCATATCCTTCGGTTTTAATGCCTTTCCCTTTGGCTTCGCTTGCCTCCACTGGTTTTTTCGGGGATTTCTTGGCACTTTTCAACTCTTGCGTCCGAGTCTTAAGCTCATCACTGATTTTATCGTAGTTCATGAGTTTATGGGCTTCTGGAAGCCTTAAACCATTTTCTGACGCATAATCAATGAGGTCTTGGATATTCTCCTCATATTCAAGGGATTTATCCGTTTTCTGAAGAGAAAAAAGGTCTTTTTCTACTTCCAGCCTAACTTTCTCGGTCAATAGAGTCTGTTCTTCTTCCGTATAGGTTTCCAATTCCTCCACGTGTCGAAGTGGGTTGTTCTCTTTACCCTCATAGTAGTCATCAACAGCTTCCATAAAGTCTTCATCCGCCAAGGCTTCTTTAACCTTGTCACCGGATAGCTGACTTACCATGTCCGCAAAGGCAGTTTTCTCCTCTGCTAAAGACTGGGCTTTTTCTGTATTTGACCTCTTCCATTCTCTGTCATTATTCCAATCGTTGACAATGGCTTCAAGGGGAGTTTCATTCCCATCTTCATCTTCCCAGACCAATTCTTCATCATCGGCAAGCTCAATGTCACCAATGTCTTCGATCTGTATTTCTTCCTCATCGTTATCTGCTTCATCCGATTGCCCATCGCTGGGTTCGTCCGCTTCATCCGATTCGGGTTCCTTTTGGGCTTCAGTGGTCGTTTCCGACTTGTCGCCGTCAGACGGTTCCCCGTCCAATTCTTCTGAAGGCTCTACGCCTTCCATTTCAAAACTTTCTTCATCAATAGAGTCATACACCTCTTTAGGGATGGCTATGTCTAAGTTCACTTCCGGTTCGATTATTTCTTGTGCCATAGTCTACTCCGTGAACTGCGTTTCTTTGTTAGCGTTTGCATAGTCAGGCTTTACCGCATCCGGCATCCTGTAACTTCCAATCGCCCATAATTCTTTTGTTTCTAATAATTGAATATCCGGTAGATACTCTAATGTCTCCGTGAATATGCCCTCTGCTCTGGTTGTGACTTTTAACACTGTTCCCTTATCACGAATAGGCATTCCTTCCGTTATTACGGTGAATACTCCCTTATGAATCGTGCTCATGTGCACCCATCTGTCCTTCCCAACATCCTTTGGGGTAGCGACTGGTTCGCTATCTTTTTTTATTTCTTTCACTTCTTTCACTATTTCACTCATGGTCTTGTCCTTTCAGTTGGTCTTTCGACGCTGTTATTAAAACCTTTTCAATTCTTTTTTCCCCACCACGGTGCATTTGGGTTTTTAGCCCTTATTTCTTTTGCCCGCTTCCTTGCACCAGCCTTATATTTTTCTTTTTTTTCTTTTTTCATCCTTAGTTGTCGATCATACTCAAGCTCTGGTACTTTCATATATTCAAGCCCAGTAGCAGGGTCTTTCTTGGCAACATTGTCTTTTGGTTTAGCCTTGGCTTTAGCCTCATTAAATCCGCCAGCCGTGGTTTTAGTATCACGGTAAGTGTATAAAAGAGTATCTGGTCTTGCCCCTACAGTCTTTTTGCGCTTCTTCAGTTTGCCCCCGGTTCTTAACGCCATACGCTTGGCTTTATCCATACCTTCTGGGGTATATGCGAACTTCTTTACCTTCCCGTCAACTTTAACTTGTGGCATTATTCATCCTTAATATTTCTTTTTTGCCGTTCTTTTATTCACTTCTCTAACAAGATGATCTTCTTTAGCAAATTTAGCGATTCTTTTATTCACCGTCTTTGCGAATGGTTTTAGGTTTTTCCTTGTTTTCCTTCTCTTTTCTTCTATCTCACTCGCAATTTTATCCTGACCTTCCCAAGTCATATATTCAATTGGTGGAGCACCTGCTTTATGCATTGCTCTTCGAGTTCTTGCAAGTTCTGTGCTTTGCTTTTTTCTTGCAGATTTTTCAACAATGCTTTGCTTTTTGCGTTTTTTAATTTTTAGTGTCATCTTTTCATCACAGGTTTTTCATTTGCTTTACCACGTTTCATCTTAAATCTTTTACGTCTAAGTTGGGTGGATGGTGCAGGTCTCCATCCTTTTTCCTTCCTCTCTT